CAATCAAACATACTCAAACTTAACTTTTGATGTGTTAATTCGTGATTATTTTGATACTGATGCGAATCCTGTGGTTATTGAGAAATTTACTAATTGTACAATGGATCCAGGACAAAATAACTTCATTGCCAACAAAATTGGTACACTTGATGGAGAATACATATTGAATTCTAAATACGTTATGGTTGAGATGAATGAGGACGCACCAATTGATGCTCTACCTTGCGGATTCAACGGATTCAACTTTAGAAATTATGCAGGTGCTAACTCACCATTCCCTATCATTAAAGGAAAATATGACTTCCCTGGTGAAGTAATCTACGATCCACCATTTGGTCTATCTTCAGGAAACAACGACGCTTTAGTTAGTTCAGGAGATAATGTTAGAAGAACTTATTTAGGTATATCTAATAGTTTAGGTTGGGACCCTGCTTACTTCGAATATGTTGGTAAGAGAAACCCAATCAATTCTTGTGATATCGATGGTTTACCATTCAATTACAGATCAGCTGGTTTCCACATGGACGTAAATGCTAGTGGTATCACAATTGGACCTGAGTTCTCAACAAGTGGTGACCCAAGATTTATCTGTGGTAATTCACCATTCATTACAGAACCTGAACTTCCAACAAACGCATACTACAGATTGTTCGCACGTAAGTTTACATTCTTAGTACAAGGCGGATTTGACGGATGGGATATCTACAGAGAATACAGAACTAATACGGACCAATTCCAAATTGGTAGAGCCGGATTCTTAAGAGGGGCTTGTCCTTCAACTAGATACCCTAACGCAACAGGATGGGGAGCATTCAAAGAGATATCTCTTGGTGATGGTACTCAAAACTTTGCAAATACTGACTATTACGCTTACTTGTTAGGTCAACAAACATTCTCTAACCCTGAAGCGGTTAACATTAACGTGTTTGTTACACCAGGTATTGACTATGTAAATAACAGTAATCTTGTTGAAGCGGCGGTTGAGATGATTGAGTTCAACAGAGCAGATTCATTATACATCTGTACAACCCCTGACTATGACCTTTATAGTCCTACAACTACAGGTCTTGATTTATTTATCTACCCAACTGAAGCGGTTGATAACTTAGATAATACAGGAATTGACTCTAACTACACAGCCACTTACTATCCGTGGGTATTAACAAGAGATAGTGTAAATAACACACAAATCTACATCCCACCGACAGCTGAGGTAACAAGAAACTTAGCATTGACAGATAATATAGCATTCCCTTGGTTTGCGGCGGCAGGTTATACTCGTGGTATTGTTAACTGTGTTAAGGCTCGTAAGAAGTTGACACAAGAAGATAGAGACATCCTTTACGTAGGTAGAATTAACCCAATCGCAACCTTCTCTGACGTAGGTACAGTAATTTGGGGTAACAAAACTTTACAAGTAAGAGAATCGGCTCTTGACAGAATCAACGTTAGAAGATTGTTGTTACAAGCTCGTAAGTTGATTTCAGCAGTATCTGTAAGATTGTTATTTGAACAAAACGACGCACAAGTAAGACAAGACTTCTTAAATGCGGTTAATCCAATCTTAGATGCGATTAGAAGAGACCGTGGTTTATATGACTTCCGTGTTACGGTTTCTTCAGATCCTGAAGATTTAGATAGAAACCAAATGACTGGTAAGATCTATATTAAACCTACAAGATCTCTTGAATTCATCGACATTACATTCTACATCACTCCAACAGGAGCTTCGTTTGAGAATATATAATGTGGTTAATAAAAATAAGAAGGGGGACAATAGTTCCCCTTTTTTTATTTTAGTTGATATTTATTGTTATGAATTATAAAAAAGTTGTTAAAGAAATTATTTCAGAGATTATTCACGATCAAATGAAACCAACAATGAAGTACTATGCTTTTGATTGGGATGATAATTTAATGTACATGCCAACTAAAATATATCTTAAAGATGAGGATGGTAAAACGGTTGGTATGTCCACTGAAGACTTTGCCGAATATAGAACTGAAATTGGTAAAGAACCTTTTGAGTATGAAGGACACACGATAGTTGGATTTGATGAAGATGCATTTATGGATTTCAGGGTGCCGGGGGACAGTGCATTTATAAAGGACGCTATGAGGGCTGAAACGGGTCCTGCATGGAGTGATTTTGTAGAGGCTGTAAATAACGGGTCGGTTTTTGCAATCATTACAGCAAGAGGTCATACCCCCTCGGTTCTTAAAAATGCAATTTACAATTTAATTAAGAAAAACAAACACGGGTTAAGTGAAAAAGAACTTGTTAAAAATCTAAAAAAATATAGAGATTTAGCGGATGAGGATGAATTATCGGATGATGAATTAGTTAGAGCTTACTTAGACATGAACAAGTATCATCCTGTTAGTTTTGGTGAAGGTTCTGCTGCAAATCCTGAAGCTCTTAAAGTAAACGCAATGAGAGAGTTTATGTCGTATGTTCAAGACTTATCAAGAAAATTACAAGAAAAGGCCTTTATGAAAAATAAAATAAGTAATTACTTTATACCTTATATTGGTTTTTCAGATGACGATTTAAGAAACGTCCAAGCAATGAAGAAACATTTTGATGATGAATCTGGATTAGATATTTATCATACAGGAGGAGGAAAAAAAACTAAATTTGAATAATAACTGGAACTAGTTAAGATATAATGTGAAAAAAATTTGAAGTAAATAGAAAATTTTTCAAAACACACTATTTATAATAAAAATAAAACAAAACAAAAAAAATAAAATATGGCTGATTTGTTAATGAAAATGCCGATCCCTTACGAACCGAAAAGGGAGAACCGATGGGTTTTAAGATTTCCTTCATCACTTGGTCTGAACGAGTGGTATGTATCAACTACATCTAGACCAAAATTAACTATAAAATCGGTACCCATTGATTTCTTAAACACCAAAACATATGTTGCGGGTATATTTGAATGGCAAGAATTACCGGTGAGTTTCCTTGATCCAATTGGTCCTTCGGCATCTCAAGCTGTTATGGAATGGATTCGTTTATGTGCGGAATCAGTAACAGGACGTATGGGTTATGCTGCGGGTTACAAAAAAAATGTTGACCTTGAAATGTTAGACCCAACAGGTGTTGTTGTTGAAAAATGGATTTTAGAAGGTACATTTCTTTTAGGGTATGATGGGGGTCAATTGCAATATTCTTCAGATGGTATCGCTAAAATATCATGTACCATGAGAATGGACCGTTGTATATTAGTATATTAAAAAAAATATAATTTACAGGAAAGACCGTATACTTTACTAGTTACGGTCTTTTTTTATTTTTAAAAGAAAAGAAATTTATATATGGAAAATGATAGTTATAAAGCAGGACAAATGGGGTTTAACTTACCTCACGATATAATTGAATTACCTTCACAAGGTTTATATTATAAATCAAAAAGGAAAAGTGTAAAGATTGGTTATTTAACAGCGTCAGATGAAAATATATTATCAAATTTTGATATATCTAAAAACATTACTGATGGGATAATTTTACCTGTCTTACGTAATAAACTTTATGAGAAAGATTTACGACCTGAGGAATTATTAGATGGTGATGTTGAGGCGATTCTTTTGTTCTTACGAAACACGGCATTTGGACCCGAATACAAAGTTAGTGTTACGGATCCAAAAACCGGTGATTTATTTACCGCATCAATTTTGTTAGATGAATTAAACTATAAAAAAACTGAACATACACCTGATGAAAACGGGTTGTTTAATATAGAACTCCCAATTAGTAAAACAAAAGTAGCACTCAAAATATTAAACTTGTCAGAAAGAATAGAAATTGATAAAATTTTGAAATCTTATCCTAACGAAAGAGTTTCACCATCTGTAACTACAAAACTAATTAAACAAATTCATTCAATCGAAGGTGATGTAGATAAAAACAAAATTGCGGTTTTTGTTGAATCCATGCCGATTGGAGATTCAAAATTTATTAGAAGGTTCATTTTTGATAATGAACCAAGATTAGACCTTAGAAAAGAAGTTATAGCCCCGTCTGGAGAAAAAGTAATGGTCGACATTACTTTTGGGGTGGAATTTTTTCGGCCTTTCCTTTCAGTATAAGTCATTCTTATTAGATGAATTTTATTATTTTTCAAAAATTTTCAGAACTCAATATTCTGAGTTCATGTCAATGCCAACTTACGTTAGAAAATATTTAATCAATAAACATGTTGGTGAAATTCAAAATCAATAATCAAATATTTATCATAAAGTAAAAATATAATGGGAGGTGGAACTACAGGCGGTAATGAAGGAGGTGGTAACTCACCAAAATCTGAAGACCAAGTAATTAAAGAATGGCTTGCGAAACAAGGCAAGGAAATGGGTTTGGATGCTGCCCAAGGTAATTACAAGCAAGAATACGTACAACAAATAGGATATAACCCCAAACAAGTTAAAGAAACAATAGACGGGGTAGTGAAAGCGACAGCTCAAGGTCTTGCCGATCAATCAGTTTTTACCACTTTAGATGAACAAGCAACAAGTGTAAGTAATAGTTTTGGTATTGCTAAAGGTAGAATGGAAGAGTTTAGGCAAGTAATTGCGGATGCTTCACCAACTCTTGTTAAATTAGGTATTGATCAGACTGAAGCCGCGGCGAATTATACAAAAATTGCGGACGCAATGGGAGGTGCTGTAAGTATGGGTACTGAAGCTATTGTTGAAATGTCTGCAGCAGCAAAAATTTCAGGAACTGATGCTGGCGCATTAGCTGCAAAATTTAGAGAAGTAGGTGTTTCTGTTTACGATGCTGGAGATCAAATGAAGGAAGTTGCTAATTATGCGAGAAACGTGGGTGTTTCAGTATCCGCAGTATCGTCAGGAGTATTATCCAACTTGAACAAATTGAACACAATGAACTTCCAAGGAGGAGTTGAGGGACTTACTAGAATGGCGGCTCAAGCGGCAAGATTAGGGGTAGACATGGGTAAAGTTTTACAAACCGCAGATTCGTTAATGGACCCTGATAAGGCAATCGACATGGCAGCAAGTTTACAAAGACTTGGAGTTACCTCAAGTGCACTTCTTGATCCATTACGTGCAATGGATATGGCTCAAAACGATCCCGAAGCTTTACAAAATGAAATGTTAAACATTTCAAAAGAATTTACCAAGTTCAATGAACAATCCGGTAAATTTGAAATTATGCCAGGTGCTAAAAGAAGATTGAAAGAAGTTGCGGGAGCGTTAGGAATGAGTGCCGATGAATTAGCTAAAATGTCAATTCAATCAGCTGAGTTTGACAAAAAACTCTCTCAGTTAAAATTACCAAGTTTCGCTGAAGGTGATGAAGAAACAAAACAGTTAATTGCGGGTATGGCTCAGATGAAAGGAGGAGTTGCGACTGTAAATGTGAAAGACGAAAAAACTGGTGAAGTTTTACTAAAACAAGTAGATCAACTAACACCTGAAGACATTCAAAAACTTAAGGAGTCTCAAACAGAGCAAGCAAAATCAGTTGAAGAATTAGCCTACGATCAATTAACTCAGTTACAACAAATAAATTCTGGAATAAACGGAGTAAAGGCTGCAGCAGCTTTTGGTACTGCAACCGCTGAACCTATTGAAAAATTAGTTGGAACTTTAAGTGGGGTTTCAGGCCAAATTTCAAAAGATTATGGGTCTAGAGCGGAAACAAAAGATTTTAGAAAAGGTGCTGAAAGCATTGGTCAACCAATTGAAGATGTGATTACTGCCGCAATCAGAGGTGATGAGGCTGGTCAAAAAAAGGCAGTAGAAGAATTATTTGCAAATTTAAAGACACAAGAACAGAATTTTGTTACAAATCAAACAAAATATATCCAAGAGACATTTGCAAATGTGTCTAATGTCATTAAACAAAATTATTCAAAACCCGTAGAAACTAAAACAACTGCAGATATAAATGTTAATATGAGTATTACAGGAGATGCAAATGTTAAAGATATGGATTTGAATGCTGTACAAGATAAAATAGTTAAGTTTTTAACACAAAGTGCTGAAGGTAAAGCATTACTAAAAGAAGCTGTTGAAAATAAAAACGCACCACAAACCGCACAAGGAACTAAAACCCCATGATTTTATTTATAAAAAACCACACTAACTCTATTTATAAAATAAAAAAGTATGGCTGAGAGTTTTTTATCTTTTGGAAATTCAGAAACATTTAGAAAACAACTATTAGTTAGAAACCTAACACCATATAGTGTGCCAGGTAGTTATACATCACCTGGAAATCCAATCAATTATGAAACCAATCTAACGGTGACTAATGTTATTGATTCACCTAACAATTATGTTTCTACAAATTTATTTGCCAAAGATCTCTATCCTTTAAACGAATATGGCCCTGATGGAGGATTCGGATCACCAATTGATGTAAATTTTACTCCATCAACAAATAACCCCGAAGGTACTAACCAAGGACCATACTACCCAAAAAATGGAACTGACTTAGATATTATAAATGAATTTTTCATTGAGTCAGCATACGTTACAAATAAATGGGGACCTTCAGGAGGATATAAAGACTTAGTTATAATTACAGATATACAAAATGGAGGAAACATATATCAACCATATTGGGATCCGTCATACTATAGTTACTCATCATACCCAACGTTTAATGTTATATTTCAAGACGACCCTGTTGGATCTAATGGACCACTATCTTCAGATACATTCTTAGCTAAAATTGGAGCTAGTCAATTAAAATTTGCATTTGATGAGAGAGTTGCTCAAGAAATACAACAAGCAACTATTGGAGCTATAAATTTGGATACGATTAGTGACCCTTTTTCTGCAAGTTTATTAGCAACAGGACAACAACCATTTTTTATTAGAAATTGGAAAATTACTGTCCCTGAAAATCCTGTACTGGCAACTGTATCTTTGGCTAACAGACTTACAGGAACTTATTTTCCCGTATCGTTTATACCTGGTGATTATTTTGATGATGATAACCCAATTAACAAACCACAAACAGAAGCGGCATTAGGTGTTGCAAATAGTTTAACAGGTGGATTATTAGCCCCTATATTAAATAAGTACAGGAGTCCTTCTGAAGTTTTTGTTGCTAATACGGGTAATGGTCAAAGATCTGCACTTTTTTCTGCATTAGATTATAATTTATACAGACCGGCATATAACAGAGGTTTAATTGGTGGTTTAATTGCAAATGCTTCCGCCGCAGTTAACAGGTTGTTTGATCAAGATAAAGCTCAATCGTCAGGATATTATGTGGGAAATGAAAATGCGGAACCTTCACAAATAGATGGTCCTGCAAACCAATTACCGGTAAACCAATTTGGGGTACAACAACAAAGTATTGTTTATGGACCTCAAGAATTAGGTATTTTATATGAAGGTAATGAAAATCAACTTAATTTTGGTTTAAAAGGTAAATCTTATACTGATGGTGGTGGTACCTCAGGGCAATTAGTTTGGACATCACCCAAATACAAAGGAAATGCCGGATTCCGAGCGACTGTTGGTGGAGGTGCAGGTAGTTTAGATGATGAATTTAATCAGATATCGGCGGATTATTTAAGATATCAATCAACTGATATACCATTCAGACCTGGATCAATCTTGGATGAAACACAAAGAATTATAAATTCTGCGGACCAAGTACAAGGAGAAACTAGATTGAAACATGTTGGTACAGCAATGAACCAAGTATCTAAAGTATTTAATGATGGTTATAAAGAACTTACAAAAGGTTCTAGAGTGTTATCATACGTAAATCAAGCGGATGGTACACAAGCAGGATTAGAGTATTGTAGGGTGTTCCAAAAAGACACACCATATTACACTTATGCTGACCTACAAAAAGTTGACGGTATTACAACTTCAGGTAGAAGATTTGATTATTCAATACTTGACAATACATATAATTTGAATATTGCACCATTGAAAAATCCAGGATCAACAAATATAGTTGATGGTAAAGTTAAAAAATATATGTTATCTATTGAAAACTTAGCTTGGAGAACATCAGACAGACCGGGTTATACTTATGATGACCTTCCTGTTTGTGAAAGAGGTCCTAACGGTGGTAGAATAATGTGGTTTCCACCATATAATTTAAAGTTTAGTGATGATGCTAAACCCGACTTCAATGGGACATCATTCTTGGGTAGACCCGAACCAATATATACTTACAAAAACACGTCAAGAACTGGATCACTACAATTTTCAATAATTGTGGATCACCCATCAATGATGAATACAATTATTGAAAAACAAATGCAAGGAGCGGACCGAGAAAGAGTTCAAAGTATAGTTGATTCCTTTTACGCCGGATGTACTAAATATGACTTATATGAATTAGCAATTAAGTTCAATACAATACCGACTAAAGATTTATATACTTACCAACAAATATTAAACAACCCAAGATTAACATCTGAAGAGCAAGTTGAGGTATTTCAAAGTATACCTGTTGAACAGACTAGTACTACTGAAGGTAGTGCTTCAGGGGGGGACCAAAACGCTAACACAACTGCTGCTGGTACAGAAGAACAACAAAATCCTGAATTTGTCGAAACAGATTTAAGTAACTACATCGGCTACGGTTTTTATTTTGAAAATGATGTACCTGGAGGTCCTAATGGAACAAAACCTGGTGAAGATAAAACAAAAGGAGTTTCAGCCTATAATTATAGTTACTACTATAATCAATATATTGGTTTATTACCAACATATGAATCTAAAGCACCCGCCAAAGTTTATGTTGGTACTGAGGAATTTTTAGCGGCGGGTATACCAAATTTCTTTTCAAGCGTTATAGAGGGAAACTTTAACCTAATTCAAAATGAATTGGTAAAACAAAAGATTGATGAGATACTTGTTAAAAAGAAAGGAAAAATCGAAATAGAACTTGTAGGTTCTGCGTCAGCACCACAAACAGTATCATATAATAAATTATTATCTGAAAGAAGAAACTTCTCAGTTCAAAAATGGTTTTTAGATCAAAAGTTAAGTGACGGAAAAACAATCAGACAATACCAAGAACAAGGTAGCTTCAAAGTTATTTTAAGTCCAAACGGAGAACAATTAGTAATACCGAAAACAAAAGAAATTGCCTCGGCAACAACAGAAACAACTGATATAAGTGTCACAAATGCACAAGGCGGTAATGTATTAAGTGCAAGTGTTGATTGTACTAAAAATATAACACAAGCTCCTGTAACCAATCCTGCGTCAGGAGATAGCCCTGATTCAAACCCGGCTCAATGGTATAGTATACCTGCGATGGCATGTAGAAGAGTTGCAATTCAAAGGATCAAAGCTGAAATCCCCAAAGAACCTACAACAACTACAACAACAACACAACCACAAACACCAGACCCAAATAGGAACGTTAACGTTTTAACGGGTACTACACAAAGTATTAAACCTGAAGCTAAACTCACAGTTGAACAAAAAATTAAAGAAGGAATATCGAAGAAAATTTTAAGAAATCTTTTTACTGAATGTGATTATTTCCAAGTGATTAAGGAAACAGACCCTATGGTTTATGAGACAATTAAAGATAAAATTAAGTTTTTTTCCCCTGCGTTTCACTCAATGACACCCGAAGGATTAAATGCAAGACTTACATTCCTTAATCAATGTACTAGACCTGGACAGTCGATACCTGTTATTGGACCGGACGGAAGACCAAAATATAATGACGCCCTCAATACCGCTTTTGGTGCACCACCAATTTTAGTTTTAAGAATTGGTGACTTTTACCATACTAAAATAGTACCCACATCAATAAGTTTTAACTATGACCAAGTTCCCCTTGATATAAATCCTGAAGGAATTGGGGTACAACCAATGATAGCAAATATAAATATTGGTTTCAATATCATTGGAGGTATGGGGCTTAAAGAACCAGTACAAGAATTACAAAATGCTTTGTCATTTAATTTTTATGCTAACACTGAAATTTATGATGAAAGAGCTACCGCAACGGAAGACACAAGTGAGTTAGATAAATATGTTGTTGAAAAAATTACTGGAGGATTACCTCCTGTTACTTCAGAACAGGCGGCACAAGTAAACAATGTACAACCTAAAAAGGGTGGGTCTACTATTGGAGTAATTGCAAACACAACAGAAATGGATTACGCACCGTTGTTTACAACTCTACAAGAATCAATGCAAGGTTACTTTAAAACATATTTTGATTCCTTAAGTAAGATAAATACAGATTATAATTATGGAATTCTTCAGTTAACTCTTAAAGATAGAAACTATACAAAAGGATTAGTTTCTGAATATACTGATGAAAAAGTTGAAACTACTTTGTTTGGTAAATCTAATACTTATCAAGATTATGTTGAGAATTTAATCAAAAAGGTTAAAAAAGACATAGAACAAAATGATGACCCAATAATGTTTTTCTTAAAAACACCAAGTGGTTTGATAACTAATAAAATTAAAAGGGAATTAGAAGATAAGTTACAATCAATCGCCAACGAAAGACAAGGCGCAATTTTAGATGTCATAAATAATAATACAACAAACATTACTAAATCAATTACTGATTTGAATTTTATATTCAGACAGTTAGATGTTGTATCATCTAAATTAGACGGTGAATTGGGGTCTAATAATGAGCCAGTACTTTATGATTTAAGTGGAGATACTTTCTTTGGTGCCGCTACATCTGAAGGTACTATTGGTAATTTATACACTAAAAGAATACCTGAAGTAATAAAGAAGTTTGAGGACTTATTAGTTCAAAATAAAATTGTTACTGACATATTCCAAAAAAATACATCAACAATAGATAATGGTTCAGGATGTGAATTTTTAGTTAATAATCAAAATTATTTTACAACATGTCCTTATAACCGTTTTTATATTGCCATGTCTCCTCTATTTACTAAATCAAATTTATTGACACAATTAAAGAACGATCTTACTAGTGGTCCTGAAATAAAAACAAATCAAAATGCGATCAACGCAGTGAATACTGTATGTGATCAATTGGCGAAAGATTATACTGTACTACAAGATTATTGGAAAAATATTTTTGAAACCTTACCAACACCAAGTAATAGTGGAAAACAAATTTACACCGAATGTACTACATTTAAGATACCTGATAATCAAGTAAAAAAATGTAACTATGTTACACCTGCAGTAGGAGATTTAAACCAAAAAAATAAAAGAATTAAAGATCTTTATTCAAATCAAAACCTGAATGATAAAAAAGACACCTTTAATGGAAAAGTAACTTTTAATTAAAAATGGCATTACAATATTGGAACAGATATACTGATTTTTTAATCAATGGACAACAAGATGTCGTACCATACGTAGTTTTACAATCAAAAAGTTCTGACAAAAACTATATCTACAAAGTCAGTCAATCAAGGTTGGATAAAATATCTCAACAATATTATAACACACCTTACTTTGGTTGGTTGATAATGGCCGCAAATCCACAATATTCAGGTAATGAATATGATATACCTGATGGTGCTGTATTGACAATTCCATTTCCGTTAGTAGCTTCTCTACAAGACTATAAAAACTCATTAGATAACTACTTCTTCTATTATGGCAGATAACGGGGAAAACATACTTGTAGAATTTGATTATGATAACATTACACTTATAGACCCAAACAAATTAGTAGATCAAGAAGGTAATGTTAAAGATCGTTTGGTAAAACAAGAGGATCTTGTTATGTACGCTAATTTAGAATGTAACGTACTTCCAAGAACTAAACTGGCGGTAGGAACCGCAATGAACGACTCCCAAAGAACAATATCTGTTGGAAAAATAAATTTCCTAAATCCAGGTAATAAAACCTTTTTAGATACAGGATGGTCTGATGAGTTGACAGGAAAGTATACCGTTCAAGGTAAAGGTGTAAATCAACAGAGACAAACTGCGGTAAAAAATCCGAATAAGTCAGACGATTTTTATATTACACAAAATTTAAATTCTAATGGTACTCCAGGTGCGGTTGATAATGGTTTTTTAGGTATAAAATCAATTAGTGTTAATGTTGGTACAGATTTCTTACCTGTAATCGACATTGAAATGGAAGATATTAAGGGAAGAGGTTTGTTTGAAGGTGGAAATAATTCACCGTACGCAGCATTCTTCCAACTACCCTACCCTCAATTCACATTAACCTTAAAAGGTTTTTACGGAAAGGCTGTAAAGTTCCCAATAATGTTACAATCTTTCACGTCTAAGTTTAATAGTACTACTCACAACTATGAGATATCTTTAAAATTTTATGGTTATAAATATACATTGTTATCTTATGTGAATTTTGGGGCTTTAATGGCGGTTCCACATATGTATAACAATGTTGTAAATCAAAATACACTAACCGCTGTTCAAGGTACTAATACAAATCAAACATCTCTACAAACACCATCAATAGTAAGTAGAGGGTATCAAAAAATGAAAGAGATTTATTCCGACTATAAATCTAAAGGACTTATTCCGGATAACTTTCCTGAAATAACATTAAATCAGTTAAACTATAGATTACAAACATTTATTGATAAAGTATTAGAAGATTTTTCTAAAGAAAATTTAGGTGTATTGACCGAAATGACCAACTACACAAATACTCTTACCGCATATCAACAAGCGGTATTTGTTTATTTGAGTTCATGGTACAATACTTATATGGACGTAAAAAATCCTGTAGTTTTAAAAAATGGAACAAATGTTTATAGATTCCAAAAAAAATACGACGCACAAAAAAGAGAAACCGCTTTAACAGAATTAGATGGAATCCTTAAAGATTACAATACAAAATTGAACGAAAATAGTGTTTTAGGTGCTAATGGTAGCTATACCATAGGAACAAAAACGGTACAACCAAAAATACCATTCAAAATTGACTTGGCAACTTTTGTTAAACAAATACCAACCGAAAATGATATTGATTTAGAAAAAACTTTTAGAGCACAAGAAACCGCTCCGAAAGGAACTCTTTCACCTACAAATACAGCACCAACCGGATTCACGCAAACTGATTTGGCATATAATACATTTAGAACAAATTTTACTAGAGAATTTAACGACCTAAAAGGGAATTATTATTTTTTTGAGGGTGAAAAATCATATATGAGTATAGTAGAAACGATGGCTAAAGAAGCAGCAAGAATCCGAACTCAAGTTGAACAACAAATTACAGAAAGTTTAGCCTTAAAATTTAATTCAAAAGGGGAAGACGGTTTAGGGTTTACTCCCTCAGTCAGAAATATCTTAGCGGTATTTTATTGTCAAGGTGAAGCTTTTTTGCGGTTGATGGATGAAGTACATAAAAAAGCTTGGGAACAAAGAGAAAATCCATTTAGAAGAGCGGCGATATTTGGTAATCAAACAACCGCACCAAGTGTCGATGTTAAAACATCAACACAGAATAATGAACCTATCTATCCTTGGCCACAAGTCATACAAGAAACTGTAAGTGATGATAACACAGAAAAGTTTCAAGTAATATACCCTGGAGCTCAGAATGTTGCAACTTCTTATAGGGCTTTTAATCCTGAAATTTGGCCTGAAGTCGAGTTTGTTGAACAATTTATCAAAGGATATACTCAAAGGCAAAACGATGCTAATAAAAGAGGTGCCGAATTTAATGATATTGATATACAACCTTCAAGAGCGTCATTGAATGCAATTGATTTTCCAATCACAAACGAAGTTTTTCAAAACAAAGAAGAGTCTAAATACTTTTTTGAAATATACGAAAGACTGATGTTAAATGCTTATTACAGTAGACTCAACAGAATGTCAGGATATAATTTAAGTATCTATCAAGCTGAAGCAGATGATGAAGCTGTAAACATACTTAAAAGTTTGGGTCAAGATAATCCTTATTTATCCAAAACGATAAAAGAATATTTGTTAGATGGATCCAATTATTTACCTTTTTTAAGACATATATCAAATCAAGGACAAGGAGATAGCTGGCAAGGTTTTATAAGAGGTGAATTTGTTACCCCATATATTAAAAATGATGTTGCAAATCCAAATTTATTATATAATGGAGATATTATTGTATCAACAAAATCACAGCCGAATGTATCACTAAGTGACGATAAAAATATAACCAACTTAGAAAAGTATTTTACTTCATCTTCATCAACAAATGAATTTGAATTTGGCGATGTTTACCCAATTACAAATTTAAATTGGGATAAAAAGAATTTAGCAAATGGTAAAAGTTTAAACAACGCTAATGAAGCTTACGATACTAAAGATGTGTTAGAATATAATGATACTCAAAAAACAATAACTAATTTTGAAAATGACGATAACTTTAATACTAAAAAACCATTTACACACTTTAATTTTTTAAATTTAAATGTAACACCAGATACTTCAGATTTAAAAGTATTCTATAACACTAGAGAATACAAAAATCAATTGATTACTGAAGGTAACATAAGTTACGATAATTATTCAGGAAATTTAGTTGCCGATCAAACGACTTCTATGTTGAATACACCTTATTTTATCAACGCAATACAACAAGGTGTATATAATTTTAGGTACAAACAAAAAGATCTATACCCCTATAAAAATGCCGCTTACTTGTTTTTAAATAGTCTTCCTTTAGGAACCCTTAGAGAAAAATATAAAAACAATGACGGAACTTCTACCACAGATCTTAGTTACATATTATCAACACTCAAAAAGTTTGGTGCGGTCCACAAACTACCTTATGCTTGGATTTTAAAATATGGATCTATTTGGCATAGATACAAAATTTATAACGAAACAGGTAATGATATGTTGGACCCAATTTGGACCAACTTCAATTACTTGGAAAATTGGGATCCAGGTTTTTCGTCAAATACTAAAACGTATAACTTAACAATCGATGGTACACCAAGAAGTTTAGTATTAGATACAACAAGCACAGGATCAAACCCTTTTACCGACATCACTACAGGATTTTACCCACAACTTATTGATGACTTTAATGTATTTTTACAAGGGTTAAAACTTTTTAGTGGACAAACACAAGTTACTGGTAATTGTACAATACAAAACGTTTCAGGTAATTGTTCTACTTTTGTTATATCGGGAAGTTGTACACCTTCAGGATCTGCTATAACTATCAACAATATCACAAATACTTTGTTAAAAAGTGGTTACACAATAAATCTACCACAATTTAATATAAATTTAGTAATAACAGGTCAGTTGAATGGAGTGACTGGAGGTACAGGTACTTATACCGTAACACCAAGTTTTAGTTCGGTAACTCAAAATTTTACAGGACCAAGCTTTGTTAATATAATACAAACAAGTTTAAATTCAATTTCTAACGGATTGATACTAACTGGATCTTCATTACCTAACCCAATTACAATATTAAATCAAATTAGTGGTACTACAGATGGAATTGGTTTATATAGTATAACACCATCCTCAGCGGTGACATCTAATTTTGTTGCATTAAATCCATTGTTACAAGTTAATAGTGTAGACACCAATGTTATTTCAGGTGGTACTATTTTAAATGGTCCGTCGTTAAATGGTAACGTAAATGTTATTAGTCAAGTTTCAGGTACTACAGGAGGTAAAGGATTATACGTTATAGGTTCAGGTCAAACTACCACAACATCTCCTTTTGTCGTACAAAACGCTTTTATTGCGGGTATAGGATCTTCTTCTATACAACCACTTTTAGATGATAAAAAATTGATCATGTTTAATACAACCAGCTCAACAATTTTAGAAACTCCTGGATTTGATACAAATAATAATCAAAGAAGTATGAGGGTTGCACCATGGTCGGTCGTTGTTAGAACTACAGATAACACGGGTTATTATGTTTTACCATCATTTGGATCAAACATAAATCAAGCCAAAGGTGAAGCGTTTAAAAATGGAAATATGAAAATTGAACTTTCCAATAATCCGTCGATGTTTAATGGAACCGTCAGATTGTTTTGGAACGCACCTCAATACGGGTGGTTTGATAATTCAAAATTAAAAAAGAATGACCCAAAAACTTACCTAAAAAAAATACTTAACGAACAAAAAGAACAACAAAATTTTTTAATTTCAGGTAAGATAACCGATTATACTGATTTTGAAGAATTATTTACAACCTTTAATACTAAAACTTTAGATTATTTTGAGTCTGAATTTTTAAATTTTAGTAGGTCAATTTATGATTATGTAGATACATTACCACCTACAACAACAACTGAGGCTACAACAAATGTTTTGAACACAGCGACAAATCCAGATGGGAGTGTAGGTTTACAAAGTGATAAAACCTTCAAAAATTTTCATTACTTGATGAGAGAGTTAATGAAAATAAAACTACCTACAGGAACATCACCAGAAACTAAATTGTCTGAAATTATTACGAGTCAAAATCAAACATTCCAACAAATATTAACCGCTTTTATGAATTATGACGTGGTTTTTAAATATGGAAACCCTTCAGAATTTAATAAAAGATTGTTTTTTACTTTCTCAACAAGATACTTAGAGGAACCATTTATTTATGGGCCGTATGAGCAAGGTACATTACCAACACAAGGAGGATCGGTTACTTTAACGGCATCAAAACAACAAAGTCCTGAAACTTGGAAAGCCTTAGAATATTACGTTGGATACTCAACAATTCCAGAACTTACTTATAAAAACAATGGTTCATATATTACAGATTTTTTTGTTGATTTAAACGTCCAATTTAATGAAAAAAATGTACAAGATTTTGCACCAATTATTAAAATATACGCAACTGAAAAATTAAAAAATAACAATTTAAATTTAACATCGTTTTATGCTTTAATGGACAAATATATAGTTGAATCAGAAAACTATATTAACAATGTTATAAATGTAATGTTACCTGCGGTCAGAAAACAACTACCAAATGTTTTTATTACACAAGAAGATACTCAAAATAGGGCAAATCTTGAGGCCGGGTTTACAGAACAAACCAGAACTGAATTATGGGAAACATTTAAAGCATTAAATGATACTTGGATCTCAGGGTTTGACTTTCAAAATAAAACTTTATTTGAGGATGTTTTGTTGGTAGACAGAGCAAGTAGAAATGTGGGGGATAAAATTATTGTAGATATTTTTCAAATAAAAGATTTAATACAAGACTCGAGTTATAAAAATAATTTATTAGATATTATTACAACTATTTTGGTTCAAAATAATTTTCAACATTTTATGTTACCAGCATTTGTTAATTTTTACAATATTCAAGATGCTCAAAAAAACCCAACACCACGACCTGATGGTTCTTTGGAATTTGCAGAAACTTTATTTGGTACATTTTTGAATGTTGATTACAGACAAAGCGCTCCAAAGTTTCTTTGTTATTATGTTAACAAACCAAGTGAGCACTTAGATATGAAAGATAACATTGATTACAGATATAGAGATGACGCATTTGATTTAAGAAGAGCTAGTGATAATCCATTACAAGAAAATCAAGCAAATAAAGTGGATTGGGACAAATCAAACAAAGTTGTAGGGTTCAATATTGACATAGGAAGACAAAACCAACAAATATTTAAAAGTTTTAGTGTCTCACAAACACCAGGAAAACCAACATCTGAATCTTTAGAAATGTTAAATCAAATGGCTAACTTGGGTGGAAACAGACGATCAACAACTCAATCCGTTTCTTTATATAATCTTTATAAAAATAGAAGCTATGAATGTAATGTTGAAATGATGGGATGTGCTTTAATCCAACCCTTAATGTACTTCAACATAAGAAATGTACCTATGTTCTCAGGCCCTTATATGATTACTAAGGTTACTCATCAAATTGCTGATAATGATTTTACAACTAGTTTCACTGGAACTAGACAACCATTTTATAGTTTACCTAAAATTGATAATTTCTTACAAACATTGAATATTAAAATCTTATCAACAATCCAAACTAAAATACAACAAAGAGAACAACAGGCTCGTCAAAGTCCTGAAAACATTAAAGCACAACAACAAAATGTGATTGCTAATTTACAATCTCAAGATACTTTAACCAAAAGTCAGGATTGTGTCACTCAGATAAATCCACGCTATAGGGACTATACAGGAATTGATGTACCACAACAAACTTCAGTAACAACAAAACAATTATTTGAAACAATTAAAGATGTTTTAGTTGCAAGAGGTTACTCGGTAACAGGATCTACAACATATCTTTTAGCCGACCTTGCTTTTTCTTTTATATACGTTGATTCAGGTAATAACACAGGAATAACAGGATATGAAAACAATTACTCAACAATAAATTTGACTGAGGTTTATGGTGACTCGTTTATTACTTATATTAAAAGAAATTATTTCTGTGTTAGTAGAGGTGCAAACCCTAATTTACCTGTGGCATCCTTCGATAGTTTTAAAGACTTCATAGAATTTGTTATAGATAGACTATCGGCAATTCCATCAAATATAGTTGCCGATGCGAATTTGTTTGATTTAGGGACTAAACAAGGGGCTGCAAAGGCATTTGCAAAACAATATATCTTGAATTATCCATTGGCACAACAACAAAATGTTTATGACTCAATGGTAGAACAAGATAAGTTAACAGTACAACAAGAAATGGAAAGAGCGTCAGACATTTTCAAAACTGTACAAACTTTCAGAACTAATTGATATTTATAAATAAAAACGATATGAGTACAAAGATGTTATTAGATAACTACCTCGGAAAAAATACGAGAGTATCTGAAAAAGATATGGGTGATGGTACAAAACAAGTGTGTGATTTAGACACAGGTGACTGTTACACTGTAAGAATGAAAGACGGACTTATTGAAAGAGTTGACAATACAATGAAAACATTCAAGAAAATTCAAGTCGAAACCAATCATGGTATAAAAACATTATTAAACGGTTAAGATGGCTTTAGATGAAAAAATAATAAAAGAAATTGCAAGATATAAATCTATAAATAGATATATCATGGAACAAGATGTTCCACCACCACCTGCTGATCCATTAGCGGATCCAGCGGCTGCCGGAGCACCACCAGCAGATCCATTAGCCGACCCTGCAGCGGCAGGAGCACCTCCGGTAGATCCCGCAGCGGCAGGAGCAGACCCTGCGGCTCCAGCTCCACCTGCAGCACCTGAAGGGGCACCTATAGATGCGGAAACCGATCCTGATGTTGAGGAAGTACCTGCTGAAGGGGAAGAAGGTGAAGAAACTGAAGAACTTGATATAACTGATTTAGTTGATTCGCAAAAAACAATGGCAGACAAACAAGAAGAATATTTTACAAATCTTTTTGATCAAATTAAAAACATGGAAACAAAGTTAGCTGAAATGGATTCAATAGTTTCAAAATTAGATAGTTT